CTGCTTCACGGCTGTTATTTGATTTACCTGTTGAATTGTCTTTCAATTCTTTTAGGTCTTCGGACATCTCTTGAACGGCTTCGCTCAAGTCCTTGTTTCCTTTGTTGATTTGCTCAATAGCTTTGTCGAGTTCCTTTTCGGATAACTCGTTAAAGTTATTAGCCAAATCTTTAAGCTGGGTTTCTAAGCCTGTTATTGTTTCTTTATCGGCTTTTTTCCCTAAGATTTCTTTGTACTCTTGTACGTTATTTGAAATCTGTTCAATGGCTTCTAATGTTGTGTTTTCCATTGTTTAAATTTTAGAAATTACTTTAAGTTTTTGCAAATTAATGCTAATCTTTTGAGTGTCGTTAGACGGCTCTATTTTTGAAGTGTCATCATTGACGGCTTCTTTGCTTTCTATCGGTGTAGCTGAATTGCTTCCAAACAATACCATGCTACCCTCATTGATAATCTTTAATTCTCTTACTGCCCAAAAATACCCGTATTCGTCTGCTCTTTCTTTGTTGGCTATCTTTGGGTAAACTTCTGACCATGTTTTGTATTCGCTTTCCTCTTCCGGATCATTAACGGCTAAATCAATCTTAACATATTGCATTCGGATTGAGTTTTCCAAAGGCTCTTTATCGTCAATTAATTTTAATGCTTTATCATGATATATTTTATTTTTTGCAACCTTAAATAATAATGCTTCTGTCTTGCCCTCATAATCATATCCCATTGCTTTCCAGTCAACCGCCTTTAATTGCATATCTACATTTTTAGGCGTTGCAATAATGGAATCAACTTTTAACTCATGGTCTGCAACATAATAAACCTTTCCATATTGCTCGGATGCTGTCTTTGACATTGAACCGTTTAAATGGACATCGTTATGAGAATCCATGTAATTAGTATTGCTTATTACTGCATAGATATAACCATCTTCCATGTCTGGCAAAGCTTTAATACTTAAATCCGATAACCCTTGTAATTTAAACGTATTGGATTTAGTTTTAATTTCAGCTTTACGGGCTTTAATTAGCAAGTCTTTGTTTGCTTTTAATTCTGCAAACATTGCTTTTTTACTATCGAAGTGTTTATCTAATTCTTTGCAATACATAATTTTTAATTTAGCAGGGTTTTAGTTATACAAACAACTAAATGATTACCTTGTTTACTTTCTACTTCTTGAATATAATGTGTCATTATTTCAGGAATGCCAATAATATTAACACCTATCCAAAAAGTTATTTGCCGTATTTTTCTCATAATCTTTTATTTTAATACTTCGTTGTTTTGCTTAACTTTTGCAATTTTACGAAGTAGTCTTATCTTCTCTTTTTTATCCGTTGTTTGCTCCAACTTGCGATGAAGCTTGTCTAACTCTTTCATATTCGATTTCGTTTTCTAAGTTGTAACCTAAAATATTTACTGCATCGGCTTGGTCTACTCCCGATGTTAATAGTTCTTTTAATGCTTTGGCTCTTTCGTATTCGGCTTTATATCTTTGCTCTTGTCTGACTTGCATAAATGGCAAATGAGACCAGTCTAAACATCCAGTAACATTCTCAAAGCCAAAGTATTTTATTAAGCCGTTTATTAATTGGTCGCCTTTTGGTTGTAGTGCATAGTCGACATGGTCGGCTGTGGCTAACTTCTTATTCTCATATTTTGCACCTGAATCAATCATGACTTCAATAACATCTTTAGGAATATTAAACATTCTGCCAATTGTGAATACATCAGACATATAAGATTTGAATAGCTTATCCGATTGTAAAGAATCTACAAATTTTTTTATATCAACCATTTTACGTACGGCTGTTACTGGCTTGTCTTTTATCACTTTTCGCTCAATATCGTTCTTGTCATTATTTGACATCATTGGTTGGTCAAGGTCATTTTCTCCTACCTTTCCCGATACCATAAATTTGCCGTTAAACAATAATTCTATATTTTTGGCGTCAAGTGATAACTCGGAGTTGCTTATGACCTTGTAAAGCGCATCAATACGGCTTGACCCCTTGAACCATGCATTTGTGGTCTGGCTCTGGTCTGCAAAGTGTAATATCTTTTTATAATTGATTGAAGTTGTTTTACCGTTATCGTACCGGTATGTAATATTTGAGTTGATAAACTGGTTATAGGCTGTTTGGCTTAGCATCAATTTATCTGCATCATCAATCATATTTTGAGGGAAATCCATTTTTGAAGGATTAAGAAAATATAATTTGTTTGATACTAATGTAGACCGATTGTCTATTGACAAATAAGCATTCCCTAACATATTCCAAAACATATAATCCCAAAGTATATCATTCTGGGATTGGAAAAAATTAGGGTTTTCTAAAATGTCGTAAAGTGGATGTTCGTCTAATACTTGACCGTCTAAATCTTTTATATGAACTTTGCCTAATGAAAAAAGATCACAGTTTAAAGTAAGTACGGTTAACGGTGCAGGGCTTTGCAGTATTACATCAAGCTTTGCCGATTCGTTTTGAAAGTTGTTGTATTTCGTATGGCCTGCAAAAGGGTAGAATACTTGACCCTTAGTCCCGTCTTGTAGAACACGTTGATTGAGCTTACCCCAACGCCCAAATAAAGATGAAAATATATTAATCTGAAATTAAGACAGGCATAATCCTTTTTTAATAAATTATGGTCAAATATACAACAATTTTTAAAATAAAAAACCCTCAAGTTGTCTTAAGGGTTTTAGCGATAATTATTCAGCCAAATATATTTCTGTTGGTCTTTCAAAAAATTTAGCTCCACTACTAGCGTCATAAGAAACGTCTTGAACATTTTTAGTGTTAGGTTTAATTTCGCAACGAATAGCATAGTGTATTTGACAGCCAGCTACTATCATTCCCCTTTCTTCGTTTCCTACAAAAGCAAACCAATTAGAGCTATTTCGATTAGTTTTAATATTTAAAGATGTGTCTTCTATTATTTTTACTTCTCCCCAAACGCTACGATATTTATGTCCGTTTGGTGCATAAAACCATTTATCCGTTGTTATTAAATATTTTCCTTTCATTTTATTTTTTAATTAAATAAGTTTCTTATCCATTTTGGTATTTTGTTGTATTTCTGTTTTAAAGCAAAATAGTTTATGTTGTTTTTTAATATATTATTGTCTTTATATAAATCCTCCATATGATCCTTCATATGTTCATATCTTTCTAAACTCATTGTAACTGTTTCTGTTTCGATTTTTTTATTTTCTTTTTTTGCATCTTGATATTTTAATATATGGTTTTTAAATTCTATTAATAATTTTTCGGTTTTCCCTTTTTTATATTTTTCTTCTTGCAATAGTTCAATACACTTTGCATAATAATGTATAATATTCTCCATAATATTTAATTTTTAAAATAATTCTTTTGGGATTGCTTTTTTGACTTTTTTACCCTCGATAAGTAACATCTGCCAGCATCCACGGCATTGAACATAACCGTTTTCAATATCGTGCTTTGTTGTTCGCTTGCAGTCTGGGCAGGTTGATTTATTCATATCCCTAAATATTCTATTTTAATAGTTAATTTGTCAAAGTCTTTATACCATAGATTGATTTGTTTTTCTTTAATATATTGCTTTGCATCTTTTGCAATTTGTTTTTCAAAACTTTCAACATTTTTAATTAGCTTGTTTGAATATTTATTTAATATGTCTTGATGGGTAACTGTATCATAAATATATACTTTTATACGTGCTGACTTTTCATCATTTAAAAAGTCATCTTGATTGTAAGCAACAGATATTAATATTTGATTTTTCATAATGTTTTAAGTTTAAGTAAATATACGATTTTTCGGTTAAAAATAGGTTTTTGTAAGTGTTTGATTTATACATAAGTTAGTCTCACTCTCTCACCGGGTGGAGACAACTTTTTAAAGCCTTATATCATACTCATCTTTCAGACCTCGACAAGCATATTCGCAAGCGTCTAAACCGTGGTCATTACCGCCTTTAGGTTTGCCGTCAATCGGATTCTTATTTATGTCTGTTTCAAGATAGTAAGAATTATATTCAGCTTCTAAGTTGTAACTGGTATCGGTGTAATAGTTAACGGCTCTATTTATAAAGTTGATATTTGATGCCTTGTCTTTCTTGGCTCTGACCGCATTATATCCCGCTTCTCTTAACTCAATGATTAGTCCTTTTTGAGCAGGATCGCAAAACATCATTTGATTTTTGTCAACTTTCATTAACTCAAATACGTATGTTAGTAGGCCTTTGTGTTTAGTCCAAATATTGTTTGGGCTGTATTCAGTTATTTCGGTTCGTTTGGCTTCAATCTTATGCTCATAAGACAACTCTCGCATTGACTTGTATAACATCTCTTTGCGATAAAAACAACCGTCATAATATTTAACCTCGTATAGTGTTGTGGGGGCTGTGTCTCCAAAATCAACGCCATAAGCTTTGACCCCGGGTATTGATTTATAAACCGCATCCGATACCCTTTGCCAATTGTAATAAACCTTACTATCTCCGCCATCAGGAACTAAGCCTAATATTTGATTATAGTAATATTTTGGCATTGTCTCCTTGTATCGCTTGTAACGTGCTAATGTGTTTGTGTTGAGGTTTTTGATATTATCCTTATAAGTTCCAAACAAAGATAAATGACCGTCTATGCCTTTCGGTTTTAGCTTGTAATATCCTGAATACTTAGATTTAACAAGGTCAAAATATTCTGTTACCAACCAATGGTCTTTAGGAGGACTGTTCCAGCTTCTAATTATTTGTATGTCTACGTTTTTTTTGACCGTTCGCAAACTATCCATTAGCTTGTTATTTTCCTCTTGTCCTACCTCTTCCCATTCTTCACCAAATATATGAGTTGCCCCGGCTATTGACTTCATGTTAGCCGTGTTAGACTTACTTGAAGCTTTAAAACCTTTTGACCGGATAATATTACCGTTTGGCTTATAAACCGCTGTCATATCATTTTCATTAAGCTGAAATAATTTAAAATAGTCTGTTTTGTTTATTTCGCTTACTTCTTCAATTCTATCCTTAAAGTCTCTCCAGAGTGAATCTCTTATGCTCCCTTGTATGGCTCTAACAAAATAACCCCTAAAATAATTAGAGGTTATCATAAGATAAAATGCGTATAGTGTTAAGTTGTGTGAACCACCTCGACCACGTCCACCCCAAACATCGGCTTCATAAAACTTTTGTGTAAATAAAGGCTCAACGTATTTACTCGGAATTATCTTCATCCGAAAAGTCTTTAAATATTACGTCTACTTTGTTGACTTCGTTAAATGATTTACCGTTGTTTTTATGGTCAATCTCTTGCATAGGTCTACCTTTAAGCCTATCCATTACGCTGTTATAAGCTGATGTGTCGCCTTTCTCAATTGCTTTTTCGGCTTGCTTTAATGACATTGCCACTTCTAAAGTCATTTCATCATCGGTCAAATCTATTCCTAAGTCTTTGGATAATGTTTTAAACTCATTCAGTTTGTCGCCTTGAAGTAGTATATCGGCTAAATCTTTAAGCAGTCTTTTTTTTTGCCAACCTTTTTTTTTAGCTTCTGGGCTTGGTTGGTTATCGCTTGTAAACTTTTTGCCTTTTCCTATGCAATCGCCTTGAGCCATTCTAATCGTTTTCTAGTCGTTTTCTATAAACTTCCATAATAACTATTCAAACAAAACTTTAAAAAGAAATAACCGTATGCTATTGAAAGCAAAACGGCTAGTATTGTTTCTTTAAGTATTTGTTTCATGTATAATATTATTGAAATTAAATAAACCTATTATAACTGTCATTTTAAAATCTAGCCATGCTATATTTAATTCATTTAGATCATGCTCTAAAGTATCTCTATAATCGTTACCATAAATTAACAGTTCTTTTCTATGCTTTTTTCTTAACTCTTTAATTTTACGATGATATTCTATCGTTTTATCTGCAAATAATCTAACAATGTATTTTTTCATGATTCAAAGATACAAAATTTTATTTTTATTGATTTTTGGGTATTAAAAAACCCTTACTGATTTGTAAGGGATGAGATTACTGTAAGTGATTTTTTCATTTTATTTTGCTGTTTGTATTGCTGTTTCTAAATTATAAGAAACACCTCTTTTTTGATTTTCTCCATAAACTACACAAAATGGCTTTTTTCCTTTTTGTCTTGGTAGTCCGAATTGTAAGCCTTCTTTTTGTGGTATTCTAGTTATAAGGATTAATTCCTCTTTTCCGTTTATTACTCTTTTTTGTGTTTGAATATCCATAATATATCTGTTTTTGTTTAGACAAATATAAGACATATATTCCTTATATAAGTA